AATTTTGATTGGGGCAGAACGGAGGTACTTAAGGAATCGGTGGAAGCCTTGTGGGCCGAGCTTCTTGTTAGAAAATTTAGTGTCGAGGCAATAGCAAGGCTATGGACTGGGTATTATTATAATAATAATGGTACAGAAACTTTTGTACCTGGTAAAATACTGATACCGGCCAATACTTCTCTGAAGATAATTGGGTATGCTCTGCCACAGTGGGGAGAGCTATCTGGGAGTACTGAATATTACCAATATCCCGTTATAGGAATATTGTTTGACAAAAGCAAAGGTGCTTATATAACCATTAGATTTAGGCATAATGCAACTTCTCCTATTTTAGAGGAATACAGAGCAGATGCTTCTAATACTGGTATTAAAAATGGGCATGAAATTATATTTAAGATGGTTCTTGGTCCCAATTCCCAAACCAATTCAGTGGAAGTAACAAATGTTTCTATCAATGATAAATATGCTGTATTTACTTTATCATTAAAAGATGGTGCTAATATAAAACCATCTGATATAGCATCAGCATTAAACAATTCCACATCTGCGTCTCCATATATAGCGGGCATATTTAGTAGTGACGGTAGTCTCACTAATGGTGTTATAGCATCATCTCTGGTTGGTACTATTAAAAGCGGAGAAACTATAGCAAGTTACGATAGTATTCCAGATACTGACTCGTCTGTCCATTTCTACAATAGAGCTCCTGTTTCTAGATATGAAATAGATATACCGGCGAGTGTGTTGTCCAACTTTTTCTCGGATAAAACGATGTCGCCAGGCGATGTTTTATTCGTATCTATTCCACAAAATAATAATATTCCGAGGGATGGTTCTATACTAAGAGAAGTGCAGAATAGACAGCACATAGGGCAATATACTACTGTTACGGTTAATGATTTATTAATTTATTCTAGAAGTCTTAATAATTACAATGTTACGAAGCTTTCCCCCACCAACCATCTTTTAATTCCTATTGTTAGGATAAATGCTCCATATGCCGATAACTATAACCAAATAGAAACTATTAGTAATGGTGGTAGTAATGAGGAAATTTTAAGGAATAAGTTATTTTATGCCGAATTTATAGATGGAGTTAAGGTATATCCAGGAAAGTGGCATTATGATATTAATGAGGAAGATGAGGGGGCGCTTTCATTTATGAATTTTCAATGTTCTCTTACTTCATCTCATAAGGAAGATTTACAGCCTATCAATCTTGGTAGCGGCGAATCTTTTGGAGATGGTAGTTCCTATGGGAATTCATATATTCGTTTAGCAAGTAACAATAATTATTATTATGAAAATAAAGATTATCTATTAGTCAGAGGAGTTAGCAACAATATAGCTACCATAATTAAGATAAATGGGGAATTAGCAAATAGCGATACTACCGCATATTTTACTTTTGCAAAAGTTTTACAAATAGAAAGTGGTAAAATAAAGGCTATAGGGACTCAAGAAGTGACCAATCCATCGACTGTAACCGTTAGTAGTAGTAAAATTCCACATTGGAATAATGGCGAGACACTACTTAAAGCATTAGAGAGAATAGAAGAGCATAGACTTATCGGAACACAATATGGACATGCGAATAATACAGTTCCAGGCGCTGCGATCAAAGATCACGAAATAACCGCGAATAAAATAAGTAGTAGCAACGATACGTGGATATTCAATGGAGAGCTGAAAGCCGAATGTAGCGTATCCAAGACCTATCCGCCTATTAAACTAGGGAATACCTATTGGAATAGTAGCGATATACCGGGCTCGTTGGGAAATTTCGCTATTAGTCTTATAGGCCCAGCATTATTGGGCATAGAAAGTTTTGCTGACGGAGTTAATAAAGTTGGCGGCTTAGCTATAAGAATGCCGTTTTCTTGTAGTAGTAATTATATTGGGTATATAGTTCGATTTGATAGTATTACAACTTCAATGTTACCTTGTGAATCAACAAATGGCGATAAAGCAGTAGGGATTGCGTTAAACGGCGGTGTTTCTAGTATACCTCTTTTAGTATATGGGGTTTGTTATGTTAAGGTCGATTCGAGTGCGACATTTACTACTGCTGGTACATTATTAACTATTGGTAGTACTAGCGGATGCGTCAAAGAAGTTGGTACCTCTACCTTTACAGTCGGCATAGCATTGAGTGCACCAAGTAACGGTTTCGTATATATGTTATATTGGGGATATAGGAAGACATAATGAAACGTATAGCTTTTGACTTTGACGATACAATAGTCCACGATGGTACGGATAAACCGATATCTAATGAAATGATAGAGTTTATCAAGCAGCTCAAATCTCATAAGGATTTTCAACTCATTATCGAAACAGCCAACCCAGATCTCGAACATGTCTACACTACACTCAAGAAACTGGGAATAGAACCAGACATAGTCACCAACACTAAGCAAAGTGTAGATATTCGTATAGATGATCGGTGTATTAGGTTTAATGGAGATGTAGAACAGCTCAAAAGGGATATAATAAACTTTAAGCACTGGAAGTTGTAATGCAGCTTAAACTTTATACATATAAAAGGTTTATCGGAGATAATAATCTGTTGGCAGTTAGGTTATCTGGACCATCAGGCATTTGTAATATCTTTAAGACCAGGATAACCCGGCAAATATTGTTTTATACTACTCCCGGCTATAACATAAATATATATTTGCCACAGGAAGAGGATATATACAAAACAAACTATAGTGGGACACTAGATGAAGATACAGCTATAAGATTCAAGATGACATCTACCAACAGGACAACATTCGTCCAGTCAATGGAAGTGTATGAATCTTGTTATATACCTGACTCAATATATGCTGTATCTTCGACGACGCTTAAACCCATTAAGTCTAATGTGCTTTATAGTGTTAATGAGGTATTTCAGTCTTCTGATATAAACAAGATGGTTAAGATAAGTGACCTTAAAAACAATACTTTCTATTCTAATCTTGCTATCCCATATGGGGATACAGAGGATAGCTATGCCTCTATAATGAATGACTTTTCTTTTAAGATTATAAGGTTTATTGATAGTAGAAGGGTTATAATTGACCCAGAACTACCCTGTAATTCGGCAGAACCATTAACTATAACCATTAATAGAGGCACAAACGATAATCCTACACTAGTTAGTTATGAAGTCTCAATACAGAGTTCTATATATGACAATAATACTTATACTCCAATTACAGTTAAAGATGTATATTATGGGTTAAAAGATAGATTTATTGCTCTTAATCTTACTTATTATCAAATGTTGGGATTAAAATACGAAATAGAGGATGCTTTATCTAAATATGTAGAAAACTTAAGGAAGATATCTGGCAGTAGCTACGAGGTAAGTATCTATGATGTCTAAAACTTTGTTTAAGGTTGGCTTTCTTATTAAGATGGCCTATGTGGAGCGGGAAGGTGGAAAATGGTATGTATTTTCCCATAAAGGTAAAAAGTTATCGAGAGGATATGATACAAGGGAAGAGGCCATTAAACGATTGCGGCAGATAGAATATTTTAAGCACCATAAGGGAGAATAGTATGGCAGTTGGGTTGAAGGTGACATTTGTGATAGAAATTAACCAAAATGGCGATTACCAATTAACGGCAACAGCTTCCGATCCTGTGGAGGGTATGCCTACATCTATTTTTTTGTATAAAGTAGACTATACCCCAGTTGGGGTTTGTAATATTGGCGATATGTATAGATATCCCACCAGTAGAGATGAAACTAAGCCGTTTTATAGATTGACTTCTATAACATTTACTAATTCTGATCCATTGGTCATATCTAATATAAAAACGAATATGATAGCTGATATACAGCAATTGGTTAATGACTACTCTGCAGCTAAAGATATAGTTGGGACAGAAGTGAGAACGTTTAGTGCATAAAAGGATTAAAAATGCTTGATCTTACTATTATAAATCCAGATCTTGTCTTGGATACCAGCACGATAGTGGATGGTTCTATCCGTAAATTTAAGGTACATAGGGAGGGCTATAATACAACTGAGGCTGGGGAGGTTTTATTCGTTTTATCTGTTGAGGTAACAGATAAAGGAAGTCTATCCTCTGACAAGATATTTATAGTAGATGAAGATGGGAACTTCGTAAAAGTAGCCACTCTGGCTGAATTATCCAACGGTGTTCAGGGTTCATATAAGTTACAAAATTATATTATTATAAAGGCTAAGTCATTAGACGAAGTTAATTCGATTTGGAACTCCATAGATAAACAATTGTCGGACTTAGCCAGTGAACTCACAAGCTTTTATGAAAAGTTTGTGGAAAATGACTATCAGGAATACCCAAGGCCCTCAGGTACTGATGAACCCACGGAGTATTATAATAATTATCTTGCTGCCAAGCAGGCCTGGCAAGATTTAGTAAGTAAGAGGGATAAGGCGCTATCTGAATATAATATACTGCAGACCAAGATAGCACCGTTGGATAGTACTATTACTCCATTGTTGCAAAATCTTAATACTACTATAGATACTAAAAAAAGTGCTATAGCCAATTCTGCGGTAGGGACGCAGCTAACGGCTTTTGGGAAACTCCTAAGTGAATTACAATCTAATGATAATGCCATATCTGCTAAGATACTTATGTCTATCAATCCCAAAATCCAATATATTATAAGTGACCTTCAGAATTCCGGTTTTAGCGGAGCTCTTAATGCGGCAAAAGAGATACAGGATCTCGTTAATATTGTATACAACTATGTTAGCAGTAATTTAAGTATTTATAATAATTACTTCGTATCTAATGGTGAGATTTTATCTTATGGGGGCATAACTGAGGCACTAAATGAAATCCAAAATATCTCAGCTGCTATATCTGATATAGATGCTAGGGTTAAGAATTTGATGGCAGTGGTTATGGCTGTTCTTGATGGGTATAAAAGAGATGCCCAGAAAAAGCTCGCTGAGATTCAGGATTATAATGTGAAAATAGACCAGGCGCTTAAAGTTAAGAATGAGGCTATGGCAAGGTTACTGGAAAAATTTCCAGATTTTGATAGAAGCTTATTATAATTTTAATGGAGAAGGACCATGAGAGGCAATTATAGAGATATAAACAACGATCCAGAACGCAAGATTCTGAAAGAGATTCTGAACACTTATGAAGGAATTGATGAGTCTCTTATCAAGATCTCGTCTGATAAAGAGACTTTGTATGCTGATCCCGAAATGAAAATGTTCCCATTATCTTCTAAAGAATCTGTTTATACAACTTATTTATATGCCAAGTATCAGGGCCTATCTAACATAGAAAAAATGGCCGCCTCTATTTTGGAAGATATATATGGGATTGATGTATCTGGCATTAAAGTCAAAAAAGAAAAGTCTCTCGAGAAGAAGGCTGATATTCATCCACTGAAAGATCCCTTCTTTAAGTACAGGAAGTATAAAACAAAGGTAGCCTCAGTATTGGCACACACTGATATTCCTGAGTATGTCAAAATCATACCAGAGAAGCTTAAATATAATCTCGAGCTTAGAAAGGTTGCCTGTGACAGATATGGTTCCAGACCGCAGGAGGGTGACAAGTATCTTAAGATAGCCAGCAGAGTTAACGAGTTTAAGGACAAATGCCTGACATCGGAGCAAATGGCCAAGATATGTGATTATATAGAAATTGTGGATAAGAAGGCTGGTCTCACAAAAGAATATGAAAAAAGAATACCCAATCCTCTTTTTATGGTATTAGATTGTATTGAGCCAACTACCCCGTCTATTAAGATAGCAGGTTTTCACATAGATATTAAAAAAATGACATCCATCCCGCTAGATATATATGAATCAATTCTGGGAGAAGAGTTCGTCAAAAGGATAGTAGGCAAAGATGGGGAGATAGATCCTGATAAATTAGTAGAGAATCTAAATATGTTAACCCCGGCTCAGGAAGGCGATCTTCTAAAGGGGCTTAAGAAGCTTAACTACTTATAATGGAAACCATTAAGTTGTCTGACGATATAACTGCATTCAAGCTACTAACTATACTCAAAGAAGAGTTAGGAGAAGACAAACTAGTAGATATAGATTGTGTCCATTATAACCTTGAAGCTAAAGGTATAGATTTAGAACCAAAGGATATGGTTAGTGCTGTTGTTGCCTTTTATAACAATCCAATGCCATTCTATACCAATTGGGAGGCGTTTGATAAGTTTGTAGCTGCGTTTTGTCACTATGATGTCAATCCTGACACTATCCATAAGAATAATATGTTCGAGGTTGTTAGAGCAATACTTGATGCTAAAAAAATAGTAGACACTTATATTAAGACTGACATAAAGTTTAATAGTGAGGTATTAACCTATATAGCTGCTATTGCTCATGATGAAGGGCTAGTAGTATGTCCACCGGAGATAGCTTATACCGGTTTACAGGAATATATGGATCGGGTTAATTATAATATTACCTCAGACATAAAGGATAAAATAACGAAGATATATAATGATTTATTGGAGGCTTATAACGCCCCAAATCTTGCAAAAGTACTCGATAAAGATACGGATGATTTTATCATAGAAAACGCCCTTAAACTTCTCTCCATTACTTTATACACTAAAAAATATAATTAGCGGTGAACCGGTCTCACCATCCCCCGTGGCGAAACCGGTTTCGCTAATTTGTCTATCGAAGATTTGTCCCTCACAAACCCCCGATAGGCGGACCTTAAAGTATAGGAGGACGCATCGCCCTCCCTAGTTGTTATTAATAATCATAAAAATAGCTTATGTATTGTTGGTTGGCCTTGTAAGGGCTATCCACCTTATAGGTATTATATTTGTACGTATTGTTTGAATAATAGACTCCATTTTCTATTGTCCAGGAGTCTATCTTATAGATTTCTACTACCTTGTCCGATTTTAGCACCGCAACTTTTTCGTCAAGGTATTGCAGTACTTCTGTGTTTCCCACATGGGCAGCAAACATTGCTATTACTCTTGTATCAGATACGGGTCCACGAGGGACTATTTTATGTATAGTGATAAGATCCATTAGCATTTTACTCCAGGCAGAGTAACCACCATTATGTATAAGTACTGCATCCGCTTCGCCTTCTAATTCTGGATCAGCAGTAGGAGTTATAGGGAATGGATGACACAAGAAAGGGTTAACTCCTCCAACTGAGGCTAATCTAAAATGGATAAGTTGCGGCAATTCTTTTTCTTGTGAAATTTTGTATATTTCGTCTGCTCCTATATTCTTTTTCCAGCGTACCTTACCATTCTCGACCCACGCTATGCCACCCCCGTCACGATTAGATGCTTCGCTATTTTTTAGTTGTTCTAGTGTTGGCTTGTTGCTGTCACAAACTATTGCTATACACATGCCTTTCCTCCCGTTACTGGAATCGATTTAGTTATAATTGCTTTTTCTTTCTTCTCTTGATTTTTATATAACTTATCTAAATAATCGCAATATGTCTTGATTAATTCCTCAACTGCAGCGAGAGCCGTCTCCACTCTCGTGAACATTGGGAACAATCTACATTCTATTGTATTATGAACTTTATATGAAAAGTTTAGTTGTGTATATCTATGATAGTTACCTTTCATTTCTTTACATTGATAATCTGGGATAAACACTTTTGCAGCGAATCTATTTCTCCCACTTAGTCTGTACATTAATCTTTCTTTGTCGTTTGAATGTTTATCAAACTCATATGTATTAGCGAAATTTTTCATTCTTTCTAGAAAAAACTTATAAAACTCTTCTTCCATTAAATTATTATAATGCCGAATTGATTTAAATGATACATGGATATGGAACCCACAGGTCTCATTAATTGCCACAGGGTAATATTTTATTATCCATTTTTTTAAGTCATCTAATTGTGAATATGGAAGTCGTGGAACTAACTCGCGACCCAATAGTCCTCCAGCTCTTTCTACTGGCGTATTTTCATCAAGGACGCCGAAAGCTATATTAGTTTCTTCTTTTCGTATTGTTTTATTATTATAGGTTGTGATTTCAATCCCTTTGTTTATATGTATTGAGCCATCTTCTTTTACTTTTACATCATCCGGTTCTTCAGTCAGGAGATCCTCTATAGATCTCTTTAGATAGATTCCTTCTAATTCTACTGCAATTTTGTCAATATATTGGAATGACATCGTGCTCTCCTTATGTTGTTTCTATCATCATTCTTATCGTTTTTCTATATTCTTCTCCATAGGTGTTATATAAGAACTTTGCGACTCTTTCTAGCTCGGAAGTCCAGGCATTTATCTCTTTCTTTGTAATTAACGTCTCTGATAGAGAGACATACCATCTGACCCCATTTCCGAGTTGAGTATCCAAGAGAGGTATTAGATTAGGTGTGTTATCCGCCAATACAATATTGTTTTTAGCTTCTATAGTGAATGAGCTTCCCCATCCATATATTTTCCTTAAGATTTTGTGTACTAGACGTTCATCCCAGTATACATTATGTTCACCAACACTAGTTGTATTATTTTTGAATATATTTTTGGTTATTCTCGCTATTTCTTCTGATTTTAAGTATATAATGTATTTTTCGTCATTCTTTACGATTTCAACATACAGTAATTCTTTGGGGGATCTTACTTCCTCTGTTGTTACTGTTGGCATATCTTACCTCCTTAAAAAATACCTACTCCAATTGAACAATATTTGTTGCTATATCACTTACTTCTCTCAGCCTATCTTTTATGATCTCAATTATACTTATATTTTCGGCATCCATGTTCTTTTTTATGTCATATATGATTTTTTTTACTCTGTTTTCCATCTCATCAAGATCAATATCACTTGGTAATTCTAATACCACTTCCATCTCATCATTTATTACATAATGATAACCATACGTAATTACGCCCTCACTACAAGAGGATATTTCTTCTCTAGTGATTATTCTGGCTGGATCTATATCTAATACATAACTAAGAAGTGCCCATCCCTCCGTAAACGTCCTAATAATACCATCGGGTAATACAAAAAATGGTATTCTGCTGTCCCCTCGATTGCTAATGCCCAAGATAAAATTCTTCATTTCCACCTCCTTGTGTTAAAAGATTACTATAGACGCCGGAGATGGAAAACTAGATAGAAAACTAATTTGAATTCTTTTTAGAATCGTTTTTGCGGTCTTCTTGAGACGAAAATATCGGTCCTAGTATATTCATCTTAGACAAGTATTGAGTGGCTTTCAATCCGACATATGCCGTAGTAGCGGCCCCTAGAATTGCTCCAGCAATGAACAACCCTGTTGAAGAATTTGACGGCGGAACAAACTTCTTACCCATCCTTCTTCCTTTCTCCGCACATAGGTGCGGTGTCTTGCCGCACCCCAGGATGAGTACTATTAATTTATAACATATTTTTTCTTGACATTATATCAATTTATTATTATTATTATTAAGAGAAGGAGGTTTACAATGCCTAAGAATCGAATGTTTAGACCAAGGTATACAAAAGAATCAATGCAAAAGCTTGGACGAATTGTAGAAGTTATGGTCAATTACCGTAATAAAATTACTGACATCAAACTGAGTTCTCAGCCTGAAGCCCCCGAATTGTTGTTTAATAAATATGCTGACTTAGCAGCAATGAAGTCTTGTATCGCTGAAATAGAGGATATATTACAGGGAGAATGACATATGATTAAAGTCAATAAATCAGTCAATAGACAAGAAGAGAGGAAGTTACTTCTAGAATACAAACTACACAATAATATAGAAGCCAGGAACAAACTTATCGAGGCCCATCAGAAGTTTATATACAATGAGGCTTTTAGATACTACAAGATGTATGTCGCCTACACTAATAACAGCTCTATCTATGAATTAGATGACTTTATAATGGAAGCCAATAGGGCCTTGATAAGAGCTATAGATGCCTTTGATATTAAGAGATCAACCAGACTGCTAACATACGCTGGACACTGGATTAAAGCTTATCTTTTTAAGATGGTTTATGGTGACGAGCACCAAGAAAACGATATTGATGTAGACACTGTAGAGGTAGAAGGTGAACCAGCGCTAGACCTTATTACTATTAAGATTAAGCTAAAAGAAGTCAGGAAAATACTTTCCCCGGTTGAATTCTTTGTTATTAGCAGTTTTATGGGGCTCACTGATATTAAGCCTTCTTGCCTACACCGTTACCTCTGCAGGAAGCAACAATGTGTATATTATATTAAGAGGAAGGCTAAACAGAAGATGCTCACAGTATTTACGCCTGCAGAATTATCTGCCCTTCTGTCGCTGTACTAATCTCACCTAACAACGATAGCCCGTTTGGGAGCGAGTGATCACCCGTTACCATCTTAATCCCTATCCACGCAAAGGCGACTGCGTGTAACAAGTCATCCATTTTTCCTTTCACTCTTTTCCATACTTTTCTCCCGCTCTCCTGGGTTTCAACATGCTCGTTTAATATCTCTTCTATGAGTTGGTTAGATTCTACCGGGAGGAATATTTTTTTCTGAAGGAGTTGGATCATTATGGCATCAAATATGGCTGTTTTGTTGGCTACATATTTATCACCAGAACGGGCCAGTATTTTATTTGGTGTGCCCCACTGAACCGGGGAAAAGACTATATTATTGGCTGCACATATTTTAAATAACTGTGTGTTCTGTACTAATCCTCCACCAGCATCGGCAAATACTACAGAGGGCTTAACTGTATTAATAACTCTTACAATTTCATCTACATCCTCTATCGGGTTGGAGGTTAGTTTTTTATAGTAAGCAATACCATATCCACTATTGTATGGTATCATTATTGCAATGGCTGTTTGTGATTGTATATCTTTATCAAGCTTGTGTGTATAATCGCTACCTCCCCAATCTATCCCCAGGGCTATGAAATTAGACTTAATAGATTCGAGCCCAGTATGGGGGATGATCTGCAATGGGATAAGGTCTTTTCTTTCTATGATTCTGGTGCCTTTACCGTGAGATACTCCTAGGACTTCGTTATAGAATTTACTCTCGGTCCAGTCTTGCCTTTCCATCAGGTTGAGGATTTGTGTTTTCCACTTCTGCCTGTTGAGTTCTTCATTTTTGCTTATTACGATTGCCGTTCTGGCTATATGGAATCCCTTAATTACCCCTGATGGATTTAGAGGTATAAATTTACCTTCCAATGGGTTTAGTGGCCCGCCGCACTTAGTACAAATGGGACCATTTAGTCCTATAGTCTTAGTAGATATAAACATGTTGTAGGTATTGCACTTATTGCACTTAACCATCCATTCGTGTTGTGTACTTTCACTCCATAATGATTCTATATCATTGTCAAGTGATTTTGGGGTGCCACAATAAACCATTTCATTCCGCAGAGCCTGGAAGGTACAAGCCTCTATAACTGGACCAACAGTTTTGACGTCTATATCCTGGATCTCATCCATAACTATCCTATCAAATGTATATGACCTAACCCTGTCTGGATCATCCTGAGCATAACTAAATAGTACATATGCCTCATTGTCGAATAACTTGAAAAACACGTTATCAGTTCCAGCCTTATTACTGGGGGTATAGAAGTTAGGCCATAATAACTTAGACGACTTAAGCATGGACTTAAATTTGATGATAGAAAACGCCTTTGCCTGTGATTGTAAGGGTGTTAGATATAATTGATTATACTTTTCAAATTTGGCATCCAGAATCATAGCCATATTGATTGTCATGCTTTTACCGGTTTGCCTTCCCCATTTTATTAATATTGAAGGTGACCAATCCAGGTCTAGGAGATATTTACTATGTGGATAGAGATCAAATGATATTGAAGATTGTCTGTACTTCAGGAAGAGCTCAGCCTGTTCGCTGCGAGTTAGGTAAGCAACTTCTTTATTTCCGTCCATAACTCCGAGTCTACTAAATTGCCCCTAAAAATGGGCTTTATTAGTTCTTTATATAGGTCAATCTCCCTAGGCGAAACCGGTTTCGCTTCCATATACTTCCTTAATATCTCTAAAGCTCTTGAATCATACCTATAAGGTAATCTATAAAATCTCATATACTACCCCCCCCCTATGTAATTATGCTCTTATTGAGGTATAATTTATTAAATCTCCAATTCTTATGTTACTGAGATCAAGTATCTTTTCGGCTTCGGATATTACATCTGACAAAATATAATTTATTAGTAGCAGCCCTTTTCTAACAACTTTTATAGATGGGGCACTATTTGTTTCGAATACATATACATCGTCATCATCTGCAATACACAGGTCAACAGCACCAAAATCCAGTCCTACAGCATTTATTGCTTTCAAGGCTTCGATCTTTACCTCTTCGGGGACATCTCTGATTGGAATGAAGAGCCAGCCATTTGCATAATTTCTCGCATCCTTCGATGCGTCCCCTCCATATCTACTCGCAACAGCTGCAATTTCTTCTTCGGATGGCCGTTCGCCTTTAATTTTGATATCCACTTCCATTATTTTATTTTTATAAATAAAAACTCTGAATTCGTCTTTTATATTTATTTTTTCTATAAGCATTTCATCAGGGGCCAACGATATAGACCTACCAGCCGGAATAAATTCCATATCATTGCCCCTCCTATGATTGAACTTTCTCTTATACATACCATTCCTTGCTTCAATAGTAACATTCATATCTCTATCAGTATCATTTATGATAGTGCTAGGTATACTAACACTATTTTCTATAAATAATTTTCTCATTTTAACTTTATCTGCAGAGTTACTTATAGCGGTTGGGGAGTTTATATGATACACCCTACTAATTCTACCATTTCGCTCTCTAAACATTTGTTCAGAATCGGCTATGGGTATAGACGACCCATATCTCAATAGCACTTCTATGTTATTGCGAGTCTCTTCATTTATATCGTCTTCATCAAATAATGGCACGACTAGCGGAGATATTTTGCTTAGAAACATAACTGTCTCTTTGCTAATCTTGTTTCCTAAAACGTAAATTTTCATGTTGCCTCCTGTGCTGCTTTGTTTTTAATCATATTTTCATATGATAACAACCCAGCGATGTCTAAAGGAAGATTCTCATCATATCTATGATTAAACTTGATTGCTCTTATCAACCTTCTGGTTTCTTTAGGTAAATTTATCTTTTTATTGATAACCAGACCACATACTATTTGTCTCTTATGGTCTGGCATCATTCTTATTTTCCTTTTATTGGGTTTCATTCTCATATGGTACAATATTTTCATCATATAAGATATTACCTTTTGTAATTTCTCTCTATTATCACCAGACAGTATAATATCATCGGCATATCTCGTATAGTTCACATCCTTCTTTTGTGCAAATGTGGCCACTTTCCAGTCAAAATTACCCATAAATATATTGGATAATATTGGAGAGGTGGCAAAGCCTGGTGGCAGAAATACCTTGCCGTTCTTTTCTCTAACAAAACAGGGTTCTATTTTTTCTATATAAGACATTATCTCCTCAAACGATATAAAATTATACTTTTTTGCAGTTATTTCGTATACGAATTTGTCGTATGTTATGTTCTCAAAAAAATTTTTGAGATCAACCTTGAAAACATATTTATGCCCTACATGGGGCTTAACCGCATCAACAATACTCTTGCCTTTAATGTATGCACAGGCCCAGGGCGATATAAGCTTACTAATTTTACTTTTATACAAAAAATCAAGCAAGGATTTAATCTTTGCCTTTAGTGATTCAGATGGGATATAAATAGTTCTATATTTCCCACCCATTTTAATTTTGGTCTTTTTTACCTCCTCGTCTACATTGGTAAAATTAAATTTCCTGTCAGCCATGTTTTTACTCGTTCCACTCCATTAAATTTATAAATGGTGACTCCCCCATTTCCTTTACCTCCTCCCTTAATTTATCAGTACCCCAGAGTTCATCAGCTTTCTGAAAGTATATAAAATCCTTCATAGACAATATCTTATAGATTTCTTCCCTCAAAGATGGAATATTATAACCTATCATATATAGTTGGGGTGGGTGAAACTTTGTAATATTTTCCCTTATTATCTTTTCTTTGTCTTCTATCCCATCCCACGTAAGCAACGAAAGACAATAATATTCACTCGCTCTGGGAGAATTGTCCCATAATTTATCGTATATGCTAATATACTCAGAGCCATTCCAACCTTGTTCCAACACTATGTACCAAATATATTTGAAAATTTTATATTCAACATACAGGTCATAATAATATTGGGCTCCTTTGTCTCCTTTTGGGGGTAAATCTATATCTCTAATGATGGTAGCTTTGGATAGTTTGGCAAACCAGGGATAGTTTTGATATAGTTCCCCATCTAATACTTGCAAAGCCACATTAAAAGGAGCCCTAATCTCATGCTCACTAGGATTGTAGGCTATTACATCATATCTTATATCTAATTCCTTTTTTATGGATACCAATATATCCCCGGTAGTACCAAGAGAATCACCAAACCTATTTTTCCTGCTGTACCGTACTGGCCTGATGAATAGCATTTGTCAAGGACAATGAAGTTAATTTACAACCATAATCTATTATAGTTGCCTTGTTATCCTTTATAATCAAGAATGGTTCAAATCTGGGAGTAATATTGCCGCTAGTGGCATCATAATATCTCTTTGCAACACTTTTATATTCTTTGCAATATACTGGCTTATATTCTGGCGGTGGAACAGCAGTATATGTCTTTGCCGTATTCTCTGCTCTCCTGGCCATTCTTTCGTCTAACCCAAGATAGTCTTTCATTATATCTCTAATATCTTCGAACAGAGCATTTATATCTATTCCGTTTTCGTCCAATAAATGCTCTTCTGCTGTAAGGGCTGCAAATCTTAGTGTGTCAATAAATTCCATCTCATAAATATCTATTGCAATTGCTATTTCGTCTAGTAAAGTATCGACATCATTCTGTATGTTCCTTAGAATAGGTACAAGTGCATCTATTGATTCTTTATATGTTAAGTCTGTCATGAAACTTACATTTATTATGCCTCTTAAACGCATATGGGAAATAACAGACAGCCCATCCGTAATGACATCCCCAACAACAGCTCTCTCCATAAAATCGCCGTTGGCTACTGTGAGATATTGCTTATATAATTCTTTTAGTTTATTTTCCTTCTCTATTAAATCATCTAAGAATGATAAGACTACATATTTATTAAGGGTCTGATGTTCAATAACATATTGAGACGCCGAAATAAGCGTTCTACATATACTTTTATAAGCTTTTTTAATTTTCTTTTCCAATCGGATCACATCAATTGTTTTAACTCTGGCGAATTCATTGCTATTATTGTCCTTCTTATCGTCTTTTTTCTCATCCTTTTTCTCCAGCGGTTCTGATCCACAAGTAGGGCAGATTCCATTTACCAAGTCCTTGCCACATTTTGGACACTTGTCTGCATTGGGTATATCTACCCCGTATTTGATCATTCCATTATCTCCCATATTAGCCTCCTTTACTTAAATGTTTTTAGAAGTATATGTTTTTAGGATCTTCTGCTTTGCCAAACTCGCATATATCGTAAAAGTCACACCATTTTTCGGAACACATCCACCCATTGTCCGAATTTCTGTCCACAGGGGGAAATATATCGTTGATGATGCTATTATATATACCTCTTATTATTTCCATAACTCTCTTGGCTTTCATCCTTATATCTTTAAATTCTCTGTAGGTAAAAATCGGATTGCCACCTTTAACGAATAGATTATATTGTCCTATATCTTTATCAAACGCTACAGCCTCCAGTATCAATTGAATTGGGTATGGCTTTTCATATCTATGCATGCTATTTTTCGAGATTATTTTTGTATCTATAACCCTATCTGCCGTTACAATATCGGCTATTAGATACATAGGGATGCTGCCTATAGTAAAAGAAATAGCCCTTTCTACTCCCTCCACATTCTGTGGTATCCATTCACCAGATTGAATAGCTGGCATTACCGAATTAATTTCATCTAATACTTCTTGCTTCTCCTCGTCTGAGAAGTAAGTAAGGTCTGCCTTAATTTCCTGCTCTCCCATGATATCTATTATATTTATTGATTCGTTCCTCAGCTTTCTTTCTATTAATCTATGCAGAATTTTTCCAGTTGTAATATATGGCCTGGGCTTTGTAACAATCTTATCTTTATATATGAGTTTATACTTATATGGACACCCCATATAAGTATTAATTTGACTCGGTGACAAATATTCTATTTTCATTCATCGCTCCTTTTAGTCCCTGTCTCATCCAGAGTTAATATCTCGGGAACCTGATCGGGTGGAAGAGATGAGAAGAATTTCTTCCTTATACTTTCATCTACTTTCGTCCTTTTTTTATTACTTTTGTTTTCTTTTTCAACAGCCTCTTCTTCAGGTTGTGATATAGAATTGTTGGTAACGGCTGAGGTTTCTGTTATTGTTCCTATTGCTATCGGGGTAGATGTCTTTACGAGAAGACCAGGCTCAGTATCGTTGAGTTCTATTATTTCTACTTTATCGGCTTTAATTCCTATTTTATTAAAAATTTCCTTTACCTCTTCTAGTGAGTAAATTATAGTGGGCATATTATCCTCTCTTTCTTAACGTTTGATGAACTAATCTGTCGGCTTCTTTATTCTTTTTTCTTGGAACATGTCTCACTTTAACATTTTTTAGTTGAGACATTAAAGCCTTAGCTTTTTCATATAATGCTCTTATATTATCCGCTTTTACTTGATATAGACCATTAATTTGATGTGCTACCAATTGTGAGTCGGTATTTATTAAAATATTTTCTATTTTATGCGCAATACAATATTCAAGCAGTTTTATTAATGCCAGATATTCTGCTTCATTGTTTGTTACCTCTGTCGAGTGTTTTATACTTTCTTGTATTATTTTTCCGCCCCCGGTGTCTAAAATAAAGGCTGATACGCCAACACCCGGATTGTTCTTTACTCCTCCGTCAATCCATGCTGTTACATATTTTTCCATTAAGCCTCCTTTCTATATTGTTATAACATATTTTTTCTAAATACCCTGCTGGGCCCTACCTTCCTGAGCAGCTGTTCTCCTGATATCCTCCATCATATCAACTACTACGGCATATAATACATAATTATCCTTTTTGAGCGTAGCAAGGTATGATCTTCTCAAGTTTTCAGGCAGCTGTACAAGTTGTTCAGCATAAGATCTGGCCTGTTCCTTAATAGCGTCAAGAGAACCACTGTATATATTTTGCTGGGGTCGCATCTGCTGCTGACCCATGATTGCCATCTGCTTTTCCTGGATCCTCTTCTGCATCTGCATTGCATCAATCTGTTCAGCCTCTATGTTTCTCATTTCTTTTTCGTAATCAATACCATACATTGCAAGGCCAGTCTTTTTGGACAACATCTCGCTACCTACCATCTGGGCCAATATAACTTTTTCGTCCATATTATCTAATAACCTGAATGGAGTCATTCGGACTATTGCCGGCTGTTTTCCAAAGTAATCAGATAATTTGTTATCAACCCATTGTAGTAAATCGTTTAGTTGATCAATACCACTCTGAAGGAATTTTTCCAGCATACGGAGAGACAAAGGAAGTCCCTTGTACTGCATCCCGCCATAATGGATTTCTCGAGGTAACCCTATACCAGCAAGTATATCGTCCGTAGCCATTTGAATCTCATTATAGGTCAGTAGAGCCTTACCCTGACCTCCAACAGTTGCTGTTCCAAGAGGTATCGGTGAAATTTCTATATGTAAAGGATCTCTCCTCCATTTTTTTAGATTCCTGCTTACTTCTGATTTCCATTTGCTCAGATTGACGTACTGGAATGGATCGGGACCACCCTGAGATGATGGGAAGAGGATTCTAAATGGTACTAGATAATCATATGAGATAGCCTCGTTTGCCTTTTTGAGGATTTCTCTGTTTATGTAGTCTTTGAGCGTCCAGGCTACCATTGGGTATCCCCAATCCTGGCTCATACCACTTAATCCTTCGTTCTTAATGTGATAAAACTCACCTTCGGTTAGCTTAATAGTGCCTTCTTTTGATAAAGCACCCTTAATTATTTCTATTGGAGTAGATGCTAAAAAGAATTTGTCCTTGTTTTTTATTCTTGCCTTGGTCTCGGCATCTATGTGAACCCAGATCTCCTCTTTACCGCTATACTTGTTGTAATTTATGTCTACAAATTTCGGATCCCACTTTATAAAATGTATTCTTTGAGGATTTAAATCTTTAACATCCTTCACTTCCGCTGGAACGTTGGTATTACATTTTGTGCAGAAAAATCTGAATTCGGCCTTTGATGGTACGAAAGAAAAATCAGTTTTTTCTATAGGAACTACGTTCCCGCACTTTACACACCTTAACTGACGCTTGAATGGATAGGCTATACTACAGATAAAATTACCATAGAAATAAAGCCCTTCCTTAGCAGCTCTAGTAAGCAGATTATATATCTTAGCCTTCCTGAATAATATGTCTCTATGCCAATCTTCGAGCTGCTTATTTCCACCAGCATCTATCTCTATATCTGTGACTATATAGGAAGCCAGCTTGCTAACAGACGAAGAAATTTGAGAACTGCTTCCATATAAGAATTCCGCCCATCTGAATAGGTCCTTTAATTTCCTGGGCAGAAATACTGTAGTATACTGAAATACGGGATTGGGATGTGATGCCGATAACAAAGAATCGTCGCTAAAAGTAACTACAGATGGATCACTCATCGTTCACCTCTTAATTGGGTAATACCTTTTTAGGATTATCAAAACCTGTCATAAACATAGCGTTGTTTTCTTCAAGATCTTCTATTGATACCGATTCCATTACGGCAGTAGAAACTAACTCGTTAACCCCAACCTTGACACTATCTTTACCGGCTGCTTTGGCTGATAAAATCTTTTTTTCTATCAATAACATAAATTTGGGGTCAATAGAATATTGTTCTATAATGCCGTATTTTCCCATCATCTTTGAAATCCATAAGATACAGTCTTTTCCCCTGTCTTTAACCCCTTCAAACGCGGAAGCATACGATATTCCCCAATACAAGGTTGTTCTGAAGTCAATAGTTATTTCGTTGGTCTTTTTCATATGGCCTCCTTTATATAAGTTCAAAAGAAACTTCTGGTGAATTGTCCTGGGTTTGCTTTTTCTTGCGCCTCCCGCGCTTTGAGGGTACTGCCGGCGAAACCGGTTTCGCAACCGGCTCTTCTACTTCTACTGATTTGACCGGTTGAATAGACTCCTGGGGAGCCTTTTTAATCCCCAGAAAATACAAAACCATATTGTTATTTTCGTCCAATTTTTTCTCCAAAAGCTGAACCATAATAGTGTCTTTATTGAGGAAGTTATCAAGCTCCTCGTTAACTTCTCCCGGCTTAACCACAAATCCCCTAACAACACTCTCTCCTATATTATTTAACGGAACTATTTGGCCTTCTGGGTCTTTAAATTCTTCTACTTTAGCCATATAAACTTCCTCCTCCATCCATAATTATAGCCTAAATAATAGTGTCAATTATAATTATAGTGAGGTTAGGAAATGATTAGACCAATTATTAATTCACCAACAGTTTTACGGAAAGATATTATAGAGAAGGCTGTCCAATCAATTAAAGAAAATTTCCCCATAAAGACTAATCTTGGGAGTCTAGAGGTTGAAGATGTAAGGGTTGTAGATAAAGAGTACTCACTAAAAGACGAAAAAGCCGCAAAAATAGCCAGGGAACACCTAACCATACCAATTAAGGGTAGGGTTATATTAAAAGATAAAGATGGCAATGTTCTTGATGAGTCTACAAGGACCATAGTAAAGGTGCCATATCTTACCGGTAGACATTCCTTCATATTTGGTGGAAATGAATATACTTACGGTAATATGCTCCGTATGAAACCCGGCGTTTTATTATATAAACACGGGGCAGATGATATACGGGCGATGTTTAACCTGGAAAAAGGTAGGAACTTCAATTTGGAATTCTCACCAGATACTGGTAAATTTACCATTAGATATGGCACAAAAGGAGTCCCACTGTTTGCTGCACTGCATGCACTTGACTATGACCCATCTCAACTTAAGTCCATCATAGGGAACGACCTCTATGAAAGAAATAAGATCAAAGACATTGACAAACATATAGAAACACTTTACGAACAGCTCTACCCTGACTTTATGCGTCAGCATGATACAATCGAAGCTAAAAAACAAGCCATTAAAGAACATCTTCTTGGGTCAGTAATGGACCCTATCGTCAATAAATACACAATAGGAGTAGAGCATTCCAATCTGACTCCAGAAGTATTTATTAATGCCGTTAAAAAGCTCATAGACCTGAATAAGTCTGGTGTAGACATTTATGACGATAGAGATAATATAGGTTACAAAAAGCTCTTTGGAGTAGATGACTTTATTGCGGAACGTATTAAACATATTACTAAAGATATAGCGAGTAGGCTTAATAAGCATATTACTACAAATCCATCTATCTCAACTATTATGCCGAGCTGGTATATGACCGACAGTCTAATAAACTTTCTACAGATGTCGGAATTATCTAAGATATCTGAGCAATACAATCCACTCAGCATAATAGATGAAAGAGGTAGAATATCCCTTATGGGAGAAGGTGGGATAGGGGATGAAAGGGCTATTCCTATAGGTGCAAGGCAGGTACACGGCTCTCATCTTGGAGTGGTAGACCCTATAAAGACCTCCGAGTCACACCATGCGGGTGTAGAACTACGTTCTACTATAACAGCCGCAAAAGATGAAAAGGGCAATCTTTATGCACTATTGTTAGATAAGAAGGGCAATAAAACCTATGTGCCAAATATAGAATTTGTCAATAAGGTTATAGCCTTTTATCCTCCTCGCAAGGGAGAAAAGGAAGTAGATGCCCTAGTTAAGGGTCTCCCCTCAAGAGTAAGTGTAGACAAGATTGATTATATATTGCCATCCCAGGCTTTTTTATACGGGGAGGTCACAAATTTAATACCTTTCAAAAATTCGGTAGATCCTAACCGAGCACTGATGGGAGCTAAGCATATAACCCAGGCTCTTCAATTAAAGGATCCTGAGCCATTATTAGTAAGACCAGCCATGAAAGGCAAGGACTTACATAAAATGATAGCTGAGATCCTGAACCCCCGATCTCCAGTAGATGGGGTAGTAACTGGTATAGATTCAGATTATATCTATATTAAACCCCTAAAAAAACAAGCTGCCTCTTCTGATAATATAGTTAAAATCCCCCATGTAAAGAATTTCCCACTAAATGAAGGGGCCTTTTTCTCGATCTACCCCGCCGTAAAACCAAAAGACAAAGTTAAGGCTGGTCAAGTAGTAGCAGAATACCATTCAGCCAGGGATGGTGAAATTAAAGTAGGTAAAAATTTAAGAAGTGCTTATATAAACTATTATGGATTAAATAGTAATGATGCAGTAGTCGTATCTGAGTCAGCAGCTAAAAAGTTAACTTCAATCCACGTACATAATGTGATAGTCCCTAAGAACCCCAATTCCGTATTTGATAAAAATAAATATATAGGCAAGTTTATGAATAAGCATCCCCTTGAAACTCTCAAAAAGCTGGATGAAAATGGGGTGATTAAAAGAGGTGCTATTGTCAATCCGGGGGAGCCAATTGCTGTTAGTATGGAACCATCTACTTTAACGGCAGAAGCCCAATTTATGGGTAAGCTAACCAGGAAGTTGTTTAATAGTCATGTTGATACAAGTGTACTGTGGGATAAGAACTTCCCTGCAGAAGTATTAGATGTTAAAGAAACCCCCACTCATTATTCTATTACACTAAGGATGGAGGCCCCAGCTCAGATAGGAGATAAAGTATCAGGTTTATACGGGAATAAGGGAACTATTGCTAAAATTATTCCAGATGAGCAGATGCTTCGTACTGAGGATGGACAGCCTCTTGAAATACTTATGACCCCAGCGGGAGTTGTCAGTAGAATTAACCCGGCTCAGCTATACGAGGCTGCCCTCGGAAAGATAGCTAGTAAAACTGGAAAGAAATACCTTATTGATATAGATGAACATATAGATAATTATAAGTTCGTAATGGATGAGCTTAAAAAGCATGGGATAAAATCTAAAGAGACATTGATAGATCCAGTCACGGGTAAAAAGATTCATAATATTTTTACAGGTGTTTCTCATATTCTTAAGTTGTTCAAGACTACAGATACTAACTTTTCGAGTGTAGGGATAGGGCATTATGATCAGAATGATCAGCCAGTTCAGGGTGGTGAGGCTGGGGCTAAGGCTATAGGGAAAATGGAGTTTGATGCTCTTCTTTCCCATAATGTAAAAAATTTACTGAACGACATAATCATCAAGGGTAACAGAAATGACGAATTCTGGAGAGCTGTCCAGTTGGGATTGCCCTATCCGGCTCATAAGACACCTACAAGCTTTAATAGGTTTACGCATTTCCTTAATGGACTGGGAGTAAAAGTAGATAAGAAAAGCAATATATATTACTTCCTCCCTATGACTACTAAAGAAATAGAGAAGATATCAGCTGGTGAGATAAAAAATCCACTAATGCTCAATCAGAAGAATCTATCTCCTGAAGAAGGTGGATTGTTTGACTATAATCTCACCGGGGGACCATCAGGGGGGAAGTTTGCTCATATAACCCTACATACACCAGTATTAAACCCAATATTTGAAGATGGGGTTAAAGATTTATTAAATCTTACTCAGAAAGAATTTAATGACATAACTACGGAAAAGGGATTTGCGGGTCTGAGGAAGCTACTAAAGGACTTTGATTACAATAAGAGAGAAAAAGAAATTCTGGAAAAGGTCGAGAATAAAGAAGAACTTACTTCCAAAGATATTTCTGCCTTGAAGATAATAAAGGCAATGAGAGAACATGACATTCATCCAGCTACTCACTGGTTCATAGAAAAACTACCAGTTATTCCTCCTATTAGTAGACCCATCATTCAGGCTAAAGATGGTAAAGTATTCGTTTCTCCATTCAATTATCTATACAGAGACATTATAATAGCAAACGAAAACCTCAAGAATAGTGAAGATCTGCCAAATAAAGATAAACTCATAGCCCAACAGACATTATATTCTGCTGTAAAGGCACTAATTGGTCTGGATGAACCTGTAAGTCTGCAAGCTAAGACAAAGGGGGCTAAGGGGATTATAACTTTCCTTGGTGGCACTAACCCTAAGGCTGGGTATTTCCAATCAGTTGTTTTATATAAGCCCCAGGTATTATCAGCAAGAGGTACAGCCGTACCAGATACTTCGTTACATATGGATAATGTACGAGTACCTGAGGATATTCTATGGAACATATACCAGCCATTTCTTGTTAAAAGGATGCTAAATAAGGGCTATGACGCTGTTACGGCCAAAAAGATGATAGAGGAGAAACACCCTGTAGCAAGGGAGGCATTATTGTTAGAATGTAAAGAAAGACCGATTATATATAATAGGGCTCCTTCAATACATAGGTTCAACTTAGTGGCCGGCTATCCTATTCCAAGTCAAGGTAAGACCATCCAGGTCTCTCCATTTATAGAAGGCGGGATGAACTTAGATTACGATGGAGATGCCCTGCAAATCCATGTACCGGTAACCGAGCGCGGGGTGGAGGATGCTAAAAAGATACTCCCCTCTAAGTTAATATTTGGTGATAGGAAAAAAGGTGATTTAATGATGATACCTGGTCATGAGGCTCTATGGGGTGCCTATGTGGCCTCTAAAGAAAAGAACCATGGTGGTAAAAAAATAGTTAAATTTAAAACACTAGACGAAGCCGTCGAGGCTTGGAAACGTGGCGAAATAGAACTGGGTACGGAGGTTGTCATTGGATAATAAAAAGTATTATGCTCCTGGTATTCCACTGGAGAATTTTAACAATAAGCGCATAAGTGTGATGCCGGAGCATCTTACTGGGGCTAAAATGTTGTTAAGTATACAGAAACACGATGCTCTCAGGGCCGGTACTCATTATGACCTCAGGTTAGGAGATAGCGAAACCGGTTTCGCTTACTCTTGGGCTATACCCGCTGCTAAACTCCCCAATCCAGGAGAACGGCCAGTCCTGGCTATACCGACATTTATACATGATATTCACTATATGCCTTTTGAGGGATATATTAAAGAGAAGTATGGCAGGGGTAAGGTTTCCCTGGCATATTATGGCAAGGCCAATATAATAGAAGCCAAACCACACAAAATTAGATTTGATATAATAGCCCAGAACAAAAAGACAGGTAAAGTAGAAACCAGAAGATTTTTAATGGTTTCTCATGATAAAGAAGGTAAAGGACCCTTCTTTTTATTTGCAGTTAAACCGAAGGAGAATAAGCAATGATAGAGATAATGTTCAAGATTGGTCAGATGGCCAATGACCCGCAGTCATTAGCACTTATGCAGACTATGACAGGTTTAGGAGCTCCTGTGATGAGCCCGGCGGCAATGGCTTCGTATAGCCCGTTATTAATGCAGGCTCAAACCCAGAACATGGTAAATCCTGCTCTGGTAGCAGCAGTTAATCCGGAGATGGTGGGGACTCCTGGGATAGTACCACCGGTGAATTTTGCTGAGGAATTAGCCTCGATATTTGATCAGCAACCATCTGCTGAAGAGACACCGGAAGGGGAGACGCCATCAATAGTTAACAAATCAGCTCCTACGCTCTGGCAAGGACCTGGTCCAGTTGATTACCAGAATATAATGCTTGGACAAGTGAATAATCCAGCTCAGTATGTTGACTATGGTCTAGGCGGGACAGCTTTCTAAGGGGGTCCTATGACACTAGGACAATTACTGCTCAAAAGGGCGTTGCCCAATTATAATGGCGAAGAATTAACAAAGAAAGTATTACAAAATAAACTATTCGAGATAGCTCAGAAAGACCCTGATCAATATGTCAAGTCGATTCACGAGATTAAAAAAATAGGAGATCTTGTTTCGACACTTCATCATAATATGACTGTTGGACCAGAAGATGTAGCTCCATTAAGCATAGAACCAAAAGGAGCTACCACTTTAGATAAGATTAAATATGTTAAAGAGAAGGCAATGGAGCACCCTGGTACTATGGCAGATATGGTTAGGAGTGGAGCCAGGGGTAAAGATTATCAGTTAGCCTCCTCAGTATTAACACCAGTGGCGGCATATGATGTGTATGGCAACGAGCTTCCGATAACTATTAAACGAGGCGTATCCAGTGGTCTTTCTCCATCTGAGTACTGGGCTAAAGCCATAGAAAAGCGTTATCAAGTTGCTGAAAGTAGAACTGCGGTAGTAGAGCCTGGTGATGTATCTAAGATGCTGATTAATACTATGCATGGCCAGGTAATAACAATGGATGATTGCGGTACTTTAACGGGAATTCCTATGGATCCTAATAGCCCGGACATTATAGATAGATATCTGGCTCTACCATTTGCGGGGTTTGATAGGAATACCCTAATTACCAGGGAAGTGGCCAATAGAATGGCAAAGCATGGCGGGCAGCCGATCGTCCGTTCACCGCTTACTTGCAGGGCCAAAACGGGCGTATGTCAGAAATGTATGGGATTATCTCCAGCAGGTAAGCCATATGATATAGGGTTCAACATAGGAGTAAGGGCTGCACAGACGTTGAGCGAACCTCTTACTAACCTTGTATTACAATCGAAGCACGGCACAAGGTCAGCAGCAGCTGGTGGGGCTGGTGGACTAAAAGGAATAAAACAGCTATTAGAGATACCCAAATCGTTCCTCCATAAGGCTGAGCTGGCCAGGGATCACGAAAGAGTTAAAGAGATTGAGAAATTAGAGTATGGAGGTCACAGAATATATACAGACAAGAACGAATATTTCGTACCCCCTGGACTTAAACTATTAGTCAAAGAGGGCCAAGCCCTTAAACCCGGTGATCAAATTAATGAAGGTATTCCATATCCACCTGATGTTCTTAAATATAAAGGATTGATAGAGGGAAGGAAATTCCTTGCAGATAAGCTACATGAAGTATATGCTAATTCAGGTATAGGGCTAGATAAGAGATATACTGAGTTGTTAGCCCGTTCCCAACTTAATTTCATTAAAGTTAACGATAAAACACTATATCCCCATATAGTCCCAGGAGATATTGTTACATATAGTGGCTTTGAAGAGGCACTATACAAGAAAAGTAGACCTGTACCAGTATCTAAGTCGTTGAATAAGCATCTGGCAGTAGGGATATTAGATTTACCCGCTGGGCATAAGATAGATGAGAATACCATCAAAAAATTACAAAAACATAATATCAGAAACATAGATGTAGTAGACTCTGTTGATATAGAACCAGTAATGAAACCAATAGAAACTACGCCGTTGCTTAATCCTGATTTTCTTGCTAAACTGGCTTACAGATATCTCAAGCGCACATTAGTAGATGATATTACATATACAGGTAAGAGCAACATCAAGGATAATCATGTCGTACAATATGCATTAGGGAAGTTAGATGTTTAGTAAGAAACCAAATGAAGTGAATAAAAAGCTAAAAGAACCAGTTATAAGTAACGGGGTTATAACCCTTACACGGGAAGATATTATCAAGCACTATATGAAACCTGAAGTAGTAGATAGTATTACCAAGTTTATTGGTGATGCTAATGTAATGGTGAATCGGTTTTTCAATGGCCAAATGGTTGTTCAGAAAAATGTAGATAATAAGCCAATCAAAATTAAAGAGATGGGTCACGATTTGGACAATCCACATAACTATTATTATTATGTCCCCAGGCATATAGTTGAGTTCCATTATATATATCCAGAGAAATCCCACCATGTTACTATAGATATAGACCCCAACAAAGTCCCCTTTAGTGTAGCCAAGAAGGTTACCAAACATTTATATGATTATCTATCTGACAAAGTAGATGGCAAAATGGAAGTCAGGTATAGCGGGGGGAGAGGGTTTTATATTACGATATACCACGATAAACCAGTTGATGTTAATGAATACAGAAAGAGGTTGACGAAAATATTTGAGCCGATAGTAGAGAAGGTTGATTTTTTAACTTTGAAGCCACCTCAGGAGGGGCAGATAAGGATTGACTTATCTACTATGCACGAGGGTGGGAGTATAAGAGCTCCATATTCGTTACATGCCGAAACGGGGCTAGTATCAGTGCCTGTAGATATGAAAAAAATAGATATATTTAACCCATTAAGG